AATATATAGAGTGTGGTAAATACCCGGTAAATCCGGTTTTTCCGGCGCGGCGGTTTCGCCGGAGCTATGTTGGAAAGAGAAATTGTGGCCGCGATCCTGCGGCACCTGAAAACGATTCCTCGCTGTTTTGCATGGAAAACCCACGGCGGGATGTACGGCACAGCGGGAATACCTGATATAATCGCCTGCATAGATGGCAGGTTTTACGCTTTCGAGGTGAAGCAGCCTACCGGGCGGCTCACTCGATTGCAGGAAGTGACCCTTGACAAAATCAAGGCCGCAGGCGGCGCGGCCTACATGGTAACTTCCGTGGAGGATGTAAAAGCCGCCATTTCTGCGGAAGGAGGTACACCATGACAGTGAAAGAATATCTCGGCCAAGCCTACCGGATCGACCAGCGGATCAACAGCAAGCTGGAACAGGTGGGCAGCCTTCGCGCCTTGGCGACTAAGGCCACTTCTACCATGTCGGACACCCCGCCCAGCGGGAGCCGGAATGTGCAGTCCATGGAGAGCATTATCGTGAAAATCATTGATCTGGAAAATGAAATCAATGAGGACATAGATATGCTGGTGGATTTGAAGCGGGAAATCGTCGGCGTTATCAAGCGGATTGAGAACCCGGAATACCAGACGCTTTTAGAGCTGCGGTATTTATGCTTCTATTCATGGGAGAAGGTGGCCGTGGAGATGGAGTATGACCTGCGCTATCTTCACAAGCTCCACCGGAAGGCGCTGGATCAATGTTCCGCCTTTGTCCCGGCTGGGAAGTAGGCAGGCTTTTGGGAGGGCTTCGGCTCTCCCGTTTTTTTCATTTTCTCGAAAGAGGACACTAAAAGACATAGAAAGACACTATGGAAATCTGGTAGTATTACAATAGCAACAAAGAAAAAATACAGCGGCCTTCGCAGGGAAATCTGCGGAGGCTTTCTTTATGCCCGGAAGGAGGCGGCGGCTTATGCCATACAAACCCAAGCGCCCTTGTTCCTACCCCGGCTGCCCGCGCTTGACCTCCGGGCGCTATTGTGAGGAACACCAGAAAATCATCACGGCGCATTACAACAAGCACCAGCGCGACCCAGCCAGCAAGCGGCGCTATGGCCGCGCATGGAAACGGATTCGTGACCGCTATATCGCCGCCCACCCATTGTGCGAGCAATGCAGGCGGGCCGGTAAGATCACCCCTGCCGAGGAAGTCCACCATATCCTGCCACTATCCAAGGGCGGCACTCATGTGGAAAGCAATCTCATGGCCTTGTGCAAGCGGTGCCATTCTGAGATTACGGCCCGCGAAGGTGGCCGGTGGGAACGTCGGAGCTAACCCTCCGGGGGTAAGAAAATCTCTACGCCGGGCCAACCGGTCAGCGGGCGTGGGGTATCGCGTGAAAAATCGCGCTTTCAAGTGGGGTATATACCCCGCATTTTCAAAGAGAGGAGGTGGCGGCTATGGCAAACGGCCACGGAGGAGCCCGGATCGGCGCGGGCCAGAAGAAAAGGGCGCTGTCGGATAAGCTGGTCGAGGGCAATCCGGGCAAAAGAAAATTGACAGTCATGGAGTTTACGGATACGGCAGACCTCCAAGGGGAAACGATGCCGCCGCCTCGCGCCTATCTGGCGGCCCGGCAGAAAAACGGCAAGGAGCTTCTGGCGGTTGAGGTCTACGAGCGCACATGGACTTGGCTTCACGAGCGGGGCTGCGCCCATTTGATTCCGGCGCAGATATTGGAGCAGTACGCCATGGCAATCTCCCGCTGGATACAATGTGAGGAATGTATCACCGAGTATGGCTTTCTGGCAAAGCACCCCACCACGGGCAACGCCATCCCCTCGCCTTATGTTTCCATGAGCCAGAGCTTTTCCAAGCAGGCAAATAACCTGTGGTTCCAAATCTATCAGGTTGTCCGGGAGAATTGCTCCACCGAGTATAAAGGGGCCACTCCACACGACGATATGATGGAGCGCCTGCTTTCTGCCCGGCGCGGTGGTTAAAAGATAATTTTAAGTTGGAGGAGAATTGCTTATGAATATCATTCAGCTCCCCTTGGGGGAGGTTTACCCATACAAGAACAATCCGAGAAAGAATGACGGAGCCGTGGACGCGGTGGCCGAGAGCATCCGGCAGTACGGCTTTCTTGTCCCTTTGGTGATTTCCGCCGAGCATGAAATCATCACCGGGCACACCCGCTACAAGGCGGCGCAGAAGCTGGGCCTTGCCTCCGTCCCCTGCGTCATAGCTGACGAGCTGACGGAGGAACAGATCAAAGCCTTCCGTCTGGTGGATAACAAGGTCGGGGAGCTGGCGGAATGGGACGTTGACCTGCTCCCGCTGGAATTGGCGGACATTGCGCAGGATTTGAGTCCCTTCGGTTTTGAAACCATATCCGAGGACGAATTTGGCGAGGAATTTACGCTGGACTCCGGCGAGAAAAAGCCCTACCAGCAGATCAGCCTGACGCTCCATGATAAGCAAGCGGAGCTGATACTGGCCTGCATTGATTACGTCCACGCCCATGGCGAGGTGAAAGAAACCTTCGGAAATGAGAACCACAAGGGCAACGGTGTCTATGAGGTGGTGCGGCAATGGGCAGAGCAAAAGAAATTAGTCTGAAAGTGATCCCCGGCAAGGTGGCAAATCCCTTTGTGCGCCGCCATCATTACAGCGGCACTGTGGTAAACAATAGCTGTTTACATTTTGGCGTGTTTCTGGATGGGCTGCTCCATGGCGTTATGTCCTACGGGCCGAGCCTGAATAAATCCAAAATCCTGCCGCTGGTGGAAGGCACCGGCTGGAACGAATATCTGGAACTAAACCGCATGGCCTTTGACAGCGTGTTGCCGCGCAATTCTGAGAGCCGGGCCATTTCCCTGAGTATCCGGCTTTTGAAAAAATACGCGCCCCATGTGAAGTGGATCGTGAGCTTTGCCGATGCCTGCTCCTGCGGCGACGGGGCTATCTACCGGGCCAGTAATTTTGTCCTCACCGGCATTAAAGAAAACGAGGCCATCTGTCTGCTGCCGGACGGGAGCAAAATCCACAAGCTGACGCTGGAATCCCGGCCCAAGGCTCCACGCCCGGAGCTGGGAGGGCGCTCCTTCTTCGATGTGACGGACGGCGGCTTTGCGTGGAAGAAATACATGGAGGCCGCAGGCGGTGAATTGCTGCCGGGCTACCAGCTCCGGTATATATACTTCATCGACAAATCCATGCGCAGCAGGCTTACGGTGCCGGAAATCCCCTACTCCCGGATCGACGAGCTGGGGGCCGGGATGTATAAAGGCGAAAAAATCACGCTGGCCGAGCGCCATGTGGGAAAGGAGGCGGACGATGGGCCGGGCAAAAGAGATTGTGATGAAAGTGATCCCGACGAAGGTGGCGACTCCATTTATGAAGGCCCACCATTACAGCGGGAAGGTTGTGAATAACAGCACCTTGCATTTTGGCGTATTTCTGGACGGGAACCTTCACGGGGTAATGAGCTACGGCCCCAGCCTCGATAAATCAAAAATCATCGGGCTGGTGAAGGATACCGGCTGGAATGAGTTTCTGGAACTGAACCGGATGGCCTTTGACAGCTACCTCCCCCGCAATTCCGAGAGCCGGGCCATTTCCATGAGCCTGCGGCTCATTAAGAAATACGCCCCGCAGATCAAGTGGGTAATCAGCTTTGCGGATGCCTGCTCCTGCGGCGATGGTACGATCTACCGGGCCAGCAATTTTGTCCTGACCGGTATTAAAGAAAATTTGAACCTTGCGGAGCTGCCCGATGGCACCCGTGTCCATAAAATGACCCTCGCCAGCAATCCCACCTCCCCTCGCAGGGAGCTGGGCGGCCTTACCTTCTTTGATGTAACGGGCGGCACCTATAATTTCAAAAAATATTTAGATTATGTAGGGGCCACCCCGATCCCCGGTTTCCAGCTTCGGTATATTTATTTCATAGATAAGAGCAAGCGCAAAGATTTGACGGTGCCGGAGATCCCCTTTTCTAAAATCGACGAGCTGGGCGCGGGAATGTATAAGGGTGAGAAAGTCACCTTTGCCGAGCGGCACAGCAAGGTTACGCCGGAGGAATAGCCTCCGGCCTTTCATGCGCGGGTAGGCTAACGGCAGACCGCCCACCAACCGGTGGGAAGCGGCGGTTCAACCCCGTCCTCCGCGCTCCAAAAATAAGGCCCTTGCTTTTTACCGGTGTTCGGAGTAATCTGTCGTCACATTTTGAAAGCGAGGGATTTTGATATGAGTGAAAGCTATTTGAAGATTGGCAGCTATACGCCGGAAACCGAGGAACAGGAAGCGGTCATTGACCGGGAGTATTTCCGGCAGGGCTGGATATTCAAGGATGAGGAGGCTTTCCTCCACCACCCGGAGCAGGTATGCTATGTGCCGGAACTTTCTGACGAGGGATATACCCGGCAGAATTTTCTGGATATGTGTAACGGGCAGGAGGAAGTAGCTGCCTTACTCTTTGAATCGGTCGATTGGCAGAGCCCGGAAACCTTACTGAACGAGCTGTATGACACATACGAGCTTGAATTTTGTCCGGTCTGCCAGAAAAACTATTTCATGGCGGGAGAACAAATTCCCTGCCCGGACTGCGGATACCGGCCCGATGAAGGAGAAGAAAATGCTGATACAGAAAGTGAGCGCCGACCGGCTGAATCCGGCGGCCTATAACCCGCGCCGGGATTTGAAGCCCGGCGACAAGGACTATGAAAAACTGAAACGCTCCATTGAGGAGTTTGGATTTGTAGAGCCGGTGGTCTGGAATAGGCGCACCGGCTTTGTTGTGGGCGGCCACCAGCGCCTGAAAGTGCTGCTGGATATGGGCGAAACAGAGATTGACTGCGTTGTGGTGGATTTGGAGCCAGAAAAGGAAAAGGCCCTGAACCTTGCCCTGAACCGTATTCAGGGCGATTGGGACGAGGCGAAGCTGGCCGAGGTCATTGCCGAACTGGACGCTTCCGCTTTTGACGTTTCCTTTACCGGATTTGATGCTGAGGAAATCGACGCGCTGATGAACCGCTTTTATTCCGCCGAGGCCGTACAGGATGATTTTAATCAGGAGGAAGCGGCGGCGGATATTGCGGCGGCTGGTGGGGCCACGACCCAGCCGGGCGACCTCTGGCAGCTTGGGAGCCACCGCCTCCTCTGCGGGGATGCCGCTTCTGCCGAGGATATAGAGCGCCTCTGCGGCGGCGAGCGGGCCGCCTGCTCCTTTGCAGCTCCGCCCCTGATCTCTTTGACGGATTACCGGAAAAATGGGCTGGCCCCGTGGCTGGAAAGGCTGGGGGCTGCGGTTGAAAACCTCTGTCGCCATGCTGAGATTGTCTGCTGGCAAATGGACGACCTCTTTACCACAGGCACACAGTATATGGAGCCGGTGGGCCTTTATAGCATGAAGCTCTTTGAGGGCTGTAATTTCCGCCCGCTCTGGATCAGAGTGTGGAAACGGCAGGGCGCTGTGGCCTGCGCCGGTACTTCTCACCAGAACAGCAACAAACCGCAGAAACAATTTGAATATCTGGCGGCCTTTGGGGATACTGCAGAGGAAGTCAACCAGCAGGAATATGGATGGGTGTCTTCTTTCGCCGCGCATAATTACCGCTTTGTGAAGCGCCTTACCAAAGAGGAGCGCCGCAAGTGGGGGCTATGCTGGCGTGTGGGAAATCTCCTTGCCGGAGCAGGCGGAAGGCCCGCAGGTTATCCCGGTAGAGCTTCCGTGGCGGTGTATCAAAATGCACACCGATCCGGGCGGCCTGCTCCTCGACCCATTCTGCGGCGGAGGTACAACGCTGATCGCCGCCGAACAAAGCGGGAGGCGCTGCTTTGCCATGGACAGCGATCCCGTGAGCTGTGACCTTGCCATTTTGCGCTGGGAGCAATTCACCGGGGAGAAGGCTGTCCGGCTTGAAAAATAAGTTTGAGATTTTTCGCTTTTGGGCTTGTCTTTTCATGTGTTCCAGAGTAATCTCCACTCACATCAAACGAAGGAGAGAAAACACATGACTATGATAGAAAGAGTAAACAGCTTCAAGAACGAATATCTCAGCAGCTTAATTGAGGAATATACCGACAAACGGAAGGCACCGGAAAGCCACGGCATGGCTTACGCCATCCGGGCCTATCTGGCAAGCAACGACGAGAACCTTTCCGAGCTTATGGTGCTGGATATGCCTTTCATGCAGGATATGGACGACTTCATGGGAACCATTGAGGCCGCAGGCATTACGGAATTTCTCCTCTGCGATAAATCCACGGCCCTTATGGAAAACCTGCACTATCTCATGGGGCATGGCTGGCAGATAGCGGGAACCTGCGAACTTAGCACAACCCCATTTACCACAAGACAGGGGCTGCGGCTGAAAAAGGCATAAAAAGAAAAGGCCCGGAAACGGGCTTTTTTCGCTGATGAGCCTTGTCTTTTGAGGTGTTCCAGAGTAATCTGTGTCACACCAAATACAAGGAGGTTTGACACTATGACAAAGAAAACTTTTGAAACGGTTCTGGAATGGAAAAGCGGCGGAACTTTCAAGGCCAAGGTCGAGGTCGGAGCCGACGGCTGGGGCCGGGTATTCGATGCGGCTGATGGCCTTTACTGCGGTTCCTTAAATCCGATCCGCACCCGCAACCTCATGCAGGAGGCCGCCTATGGGAAATAAGCAGGACTATCAACTTACCCTCCGCAGCCTTCGTCACATTCGCTGGATGGCGCGGAAGCTGGGAAGGCTGCCGGTTGACTGCCTGCGGGTAAACGGCGACGATATTGCCGACGCGGAATATGTTACAGAATGGCTGCACATTGTCCTTTGCCGGATATGCGGTCAGCCGGAGGTTTCCATGCCTCCCTTCGACAATACGGCCCCTCATGCAGAGCAATTCCGCTGGTTTATCCAGAAAGCGGCCCGGCAGGCAAAATCCCTCCGCCACAGCCTCTTGCTTGGCAGGATTGAAAAAGAACTATTTGCAGAAAAGGCTTGGGAGGGGCTTGACAGCGTGGAAACCTTTCTCGCCTCCTTCCTATCCGAAAATGTTTCTCAGGAAAGGAGGCGGCACAGATGAATTTCCCAAGGCGAGAGGTTGTAGAGGCTGTCCGCGCCCGTTATCCCAAGGGGACGCGGGTGGCGCTGGTTTCTATGGACGATCCGTACACTACGCTCAAACCCGGCGACCGGGGTACGGTGGCTTTTGTGGACGACATTGCCACGATTCATGTAAAATGGGATTGTGGCTCCGGGCTTGGCGTGGCCTATGGCGTTGACAAAATCCGCATCTTGGAAGGCGGTGATTTTGAATGAGCGGCATTTTCCATGACGGACGCTGGTACGAAAATACTGACATGATCTGCCGCCGCTGCGGCAGCCCCGTATATGAGTCCGATAATCCAGAGTACAGCTATCAGTGCTTCTATTGTGATGAGGATTTGTATTCCTTTGAGGCCGAGGAACAGGACGCACATTATATGCCGCCTGTCATGGTGGCCCGCCCGGTGGATGGGATCACGCTGAATGAGGCGCTGGAATATCTGCTGGATGATGCCGGAAACACCCGGATTTTTCAAAACCAGCCTGAGGCGGAGGCGTTTCTTCTAAGTCACGGCTTTACCTCCGAGGATTTGGAGTACATTTATTTTGTGGAGGTGCCAGAAAATGAAGAATAAAGGATTTGCTTTTGAGATAAAAGGCGGCGGAACTTCCCGCTACTTTTCCAGCCCTGCGGTGACAGGATTTGCGGATTTTGTCCGTTTTCTCTCTGAAAACCGGGGCGACGCGGGCCATGCGCCCCGCCCAATCCACAGGCGGATACCGCAGGCCACCCCTCTTTCTGAGACAGAATGGCACGAGATAGCCGACAACAAGGACGCTGGCTATTCCGGCTTCATTGTAGTGGATATTCCTGAAAATCAGGTATGGGGCAACGAAGATACCGGGGACGGGATGGCGCTCTATTGTTTCCCCTTTATAGCGGTGATGGAGGTGTCCGCCTCCGGCGCTGCTGATCCGTGGGAACAGCTACTTGCAAAATATCCAGCAGCGCGGATGGGCTGGTGATATAATGCGCAGAGAACACTGGCAATGGCTGGCCCGGAATCTGGATGCGGTAAATGCGGCGTTTGAAACAGACTTCTCTCTTGAAACCGCAGAAGGCCGCGAACATGCAGAGCAATGTCTTGACATATACGATTCCGAGGACGCTTTCAATGATGATTTTGCGGGGGTCTATCTGCGCCGGGAGTGCGCGTTTGAAATCCTGAGCGGAGAAGGTTATGCGGCACAGATTGACGGGAAGTACATTTATTTCACGGAACTGAATTATTAAGAAAAAGGCCCGGCGACGGGCTTTTTTCGTTGGTGAGCCTTGTTTTTTCAGGTGTTCCAGAGTAATCTCTGTCCACATCAAACGAAGGAGGTTTCACCATGAAACAAACAGACGCAATGAAGCAGGCGGCCTTCGAGGGCCTTATGCGGGAGCATGGCTTCCAGTACCTTGGAGCGACTACCTACGACGGACATTTTATCTACCAGCGCACTTGGCACCGGACAGATAACGTGGCTTTCCATGGTTCCATGGAAAGCACCTATAAAATCACGGCATATATCAGCTACGGGGTGCCGATCATCCAGCTCTTTCAGGATGGCCGCGCCCTTGGCACCCGCGACTATTCCAGCCCCAAGCGGGCGATCAACGCGATCCGGGAAATCCTCCGGTGCGCCGGATATGAACTGTAAGGAGGGCCGCTATGAGTAATTTTAGAGAGGAATACGAGAAAAAATACGGCCCCATGCGGGCGGCCAGAAAGCCAGTATTCCCCAAGCTGCAGGATACGCTGGTGGCCCTTTGCCAGCGTAACTGCTGGCTGAAAAGACACGGCCTTGCCTTTATGGACGATCCGTGTCTGGAGGAGGACAGCCCCTATACCTTTTATGAGTATGAGGACATTGCCATGTTGAAGTTATTCTTTGAGCATGGCAACTGGAGCATCCGGCAGGGTGTAGTTTATCAGGATTTGTTCTTCTGCAATCAGGTGAATGGCGGGGATGAATGGTGGGTGTGCCGGTATGATCCGGCAGCGGGGGCCTATTTCCCCTTTGAAAGTGTCACCATGAAACCGATGATCGAAAGAGGCAAGTTTGAAACCCTGCTTGCTGATATGCAGGCTGCCACAGTAGAACAATGCAAACGGCTGGACTATGCAGGAAGGAGCAAAGGCCATGAATAAGGATTTTCTAAGCTGGCTCGGCCAAACGGAAAAGAATACCTGTATGGTTCAAAGCGCAGGCATGACCTACTATTTTGTCCGAGTGGCAAAAAACGAGGCTTTCGACTACCTCTACTGCCAGAGAGAATACTCCGGCAAAGAGCTGGCCCGTGGCGGTGCGTTCAAGTATGCGGGTATTTACTGCCGGAGCGATGGCGAGCTTTACGACGGGCAGTATGATGTGCTGGGCTTGGCTGGTGAGGATATAGAGGAACGCAGCGCCGGACAGTTGCGGGAAGATTTACAGCGCAACGTCCGCCAGTTGGTAGAGGCCGCCGTTGCCAACGACAGGCGCAACCTTCAAATCACGGAGTTATCCGACCCGGAACTGCTGCGGAAACTGAAAAATGAACAGGACTATTATGCAAAGAGTAAGGCTCGTGAGCGTTTTTTGGACGCTGCGGAATTTGAGCCGCCCTCATTCCGGTGCTTCTATGAAGCGGGAAACTGGACGGAGGACTCTTTGCTTTCCTATATTTTAGACCCACAGGGCTATGCCGCCAAGGAAGCGGCAGCTTACATGGAGGAGAATCAAGAGGAGATGCTTTTTGACTTCCTCTACAATGATGTGGAACTGGCAGAATATCAGGCCCTGCTGGAAGATACGGAAAATCCGGTGCATACTGTTAAGAAAATCATGGCGGCCATGAATAACTCCTCTGCAAAAACGGTGAATGTCACCATCAATAAGGACGGTGAAGAATTTACCTTTAAGACAGAGGCGCAGGAGCTGCGCCGCGATTGCTCCGATCATTATCATGTTTGGAACATGGTGGCGGCAGACCGCCAGAAATTCAAGGAGCGGTTTGGCAAAAATACAGAATATTATCCGAAGGAAATTGTACGCATTACCTACGCCAGAGCGGTACTATATGAAGCCGGGAAATAAGCCCGGCCCCTGAAACTTAAAAATTATCTTTGAGGGACTTTCCCATGCCGGGGAGGTTCCTTTTTTGTTGCCGTGAGAAAGGAGGCGGCTGCTATACGAAAATTAAAGAAATACAAGCCCACCCGCTTTATGGCGGAAGGCTCGGCCTATAACCGGGAGCTGGCCGATCTGGCCGTTTCTTTTATCGGCTGCCTGAAACATACCAAGGGCGAGTGGTACGGACAAAACTTTGAACTCATTGACTGGCAGGAGCAGATCATCCGGGATCTGTTCGGCATTGTAAAGCCTAACGGCTACCGCCAGTTTAATACCGCATACATCGAGATTGCCAAGAAGCAGGGAAAATCCGAGCTGGCCGCTGCGGTGGCCCTGCTTCTTACCTGCGGCGACATGGAATACGGCGGCGAGGTCTATGGCTGCGCCTCCGACCGGCAGCAGGCCTCTATCGTATTTGACGTGGCCTGCGGCATGGTGGAACAATGCCCGGCCCTGAAATCCCGCATTAAACCGGTGCTGTCGCAGAAACGCCTGATCTATAAGCCATTGGGGAGCTTCTATCAGGTGCTTTCCGCAGAGGCATACACCAAGCATGGCCTCAACGTCCATGCGGTGGTATTCGACGAGCTGCACGCCCAGCCGAACCGCCAGCTCTACGATGTCATGACCCACGGCTCCGGCGATGCCAGAAAGCAGCCCCTTTATTTCCTCATTACTACGGCAGGCAACGATCCCCACTCGATCTGCTATGAGGTACACCAAAAGGCACAGGACATTCTGGACGGGCGGAAAATTGACCCCACCTTTTATCCGGTGATCTATGGTGCGGATGAAAGCGACGACTGGACTTCCCCGGAGGTGTGGAAAAAGGCAAATCCCTCCATCGGGATCACGGTGGATATTGAAAAAATACAGGCCGCCTGTGAAAGCGCCAAGCAGAACCCGGCAGAGGAAAACCTGTTCAGGCAGCTTCGGCTCTGCCAGTGGGTGAAGCAGTCTGTCCGGTGGATGCCGATGGAAAAATGGGATAAATGCGCCTTTGCGGTAGACCCGGAGGCGCTGCGGGGGCGGGTGTGCTACGGTGGCCTCGATCTATCCTCCACCACGGATATTACCGCGTTTGTGCTGGTCTTTCCCCCGGAATACGAAGGCGACAAGTATATGATACTGCCCTTCTTCTGGATACCGGAGGACAATCTGGATCTGCGGGTGCGCCGGGATCATGTTCCCTATGATGTGTGGGAGAAGCAAGGCTATCTCAAAACCACCGAGGGCAACGTCGTCCATTATGGCTTTATTGAGTCCTTCATTGACGAGCTGGGCGCAAAGTATAACATCCGGGAGATTGCCTTTGACCGCTGGGGCGCGACGCAGATGGTGCAGAACTTGGAGGGCCTCGGCTTTACGGTGGTTCCCTTCGGGCAGGGCTTTAAGGATATGTCCCCGCCCACCAAGGAGCTGATGCGCCTGACCTTGGACGAACAGCTCGCCCATGGCGGCCATCCGGTTCTGCGTTGGATGATGGATAACATTCACGTCCGCACCGATCCGGCAGGCAATGTAAAACCGGATAAAGAGAAATCAACAGAAAAGATTGACGGCGCGGTGGCGACCATTATGGCGCTTGACCGGGCCGTTCGAGGCGGCGGGGATACCGGGGCCTCTATCTACGATGAAAGGGGGCTTTTACTGCTATGAGTGTTTTCAGCCGATTTTTTCAAGCGCGGGATAAGCCGGGCGATCTGCGCCGGGCGCAGGATACCTTGGGCGGGAGCCGGTTTTCCTTTTTCTTCGGCAGCTCCACCAGCGGCAAACCGGTGAATGAAAGGACGGCCCTGCAAATGACTGCCGTGTATTCCTGCGTCCGTATTCTCTCCGAGGCGGTGGCGGGCCTGCCGCTCCATGTGTACCGCTATGGAGAAAACGGCAGCAAGGAAAAGGCCCTCGACCATCCGCTTTACCTGCTGCTCCATGACGAGCCGAACCCGGAAATGACTTCCTTTACTTTCCGGGAAACGCTTATGAGCCACCTGCTATTGTACGGCAATGCTTACGCGCAGATCATCCGCAATGGCAAAGGTGAGGTGATGGGCCTCTATCCCCTGATGCCTACCAAGATGACGGTTGATCGTGACAGCAAGGGCCAGCTCTATTACCTCTATACACGAGGCTCCGACGATTCGCCGGTGGACGATGAAAACGGGCAGGTCTATCTGCCGCCGGAACAGGTGCTTCACATTCCCGGCCTTGGTTATGACGGGATCGTGGGCTATTCCCCCATAGCGATGGCAAAGAACGCAGTGGGCATGGCTATCGCCTGCGAGGAATACGGCGCGAAGTTTTTCGCCAACGACGCAGCTCCGGGCGGTGTGCTGGAACATCCCGGCGTTCTCAAAAACCCGGATAAGGTACGGGAAAGCTGGAACAAGCTCTTTCGCGGGAGCGCCAATTCCCACCAGATTGCGGTCTTGGAGGAGGGCCTGAAATACCAGCCCATCGGCATTTCCCCGGAGCAGGCGCAGTTTCTGGAAACAAGGAAATTCCAGATCAACGAGATTGCCCGCATTTTCCGGGTGCCGCCCCACATGGTCGGGGATTTGGAGAAATCCAGCTTTTCTAATATCGAGCAGCAGAGCTTGGAATTTGTCAAGTACACCTTGGAGCCTTGGCTCATGCGCTGGGAACAGAGCATGGCCCGCCGCTTGTTTACCGACAGTGAAAAGCGGGAGTATTTCATCCGCTTCAACGTGGAGGGCCTGCTACGCGGCGATTA